CCAGCAGGTATTTTGATTGGTATTCAGCTTTTAATTTCATTTGGCCCTAAGCTTTTAGACATGCTAACTGGTATGGACAAAGCTGCTAAAGCTGCTGCTAAAGCTCAAGAAGAATTAAATAAACAATTAAACAAACTTAACGCAAACGTGTTTTTGTTGCAAAGTTATGTAAATGTCATAGAAGATGTAAATACTAACGAAGAAAAAAGAAAAAATTTAACACAAGAGTTAATAAATTTAGTACCAGAATTAGAAGCTGAAGATTTTAAATATGGTCAAAATTTAGATGAAGTAAGAAGAAAAATAGAAGACTATGCTTTGTCTCAAGCAACAAGAATAGAAATAGATAAATTGGTAGAAGAAAACTCTGAAGTTCTAGCAACTTCTGCTGCCGTAAGAAGAATTCAACAAATAACAGACGAACAAACAAGAGTTAAGGAAATGACAAAGTTTCTTGAGAAGCAGGGTATGGATGTTGACGCTAGGGTAAGGGAAAGAAGATTAACACGAACTTCATTATTAGAATCAGAAGCAGAAGCAATAGAACAAATATTCCTTTTATCAACAACATCTGCTCTATTAGCTTCTGTTGAAATAGAAAAAACTCTTGAAGAATTATATGAAAATATAATAGCTAGAGGTGGTAAAGCTACCACAAGGGAAGATAAAATTACTAAAACTAGAGTAGAAAATTTTGATAGAGAAATATCTACAATAATAAGATTAGGTAAAATACAGAATGATTTTGCTATAAAAAGAGCTGATTTAAATGCAAAAGAAATAAAACAAGAAAAATTAAGTTTTGATGAAAGAAGAAATAATTTAGAATCAGAATTCTTACAAGGACAAATATCTATAGATTTACAAGAAGAACAATCCTTAAAAGAATTAAATCAACTAGAAATATCAGAAGAACTTAAGGGTCAGGCTAGATTAAATATAGAAAAATTTTATGATGATTTAAGAACTAAAAGCACAAAAGAAAATAGCGAAGCTAGAAAAAAAATAGATAACCTAGAAAGGGATGCTAAATTAAAAACCTTAGACGACATTGGTAGAATGATTATGTCTGCTAGCGATATAGCTGGTAAAGCGACAGGTGCAGGTAAAGCCCTAGCAATCGCAGGAACATTAGTTTCGACATATTCATCAGCACAAAAGGCTTATGAAAGTCAGCTTACATTAACACCTGAATCACCTTTTAGGGCTGTTATTGCTGCGGCAGCAGCAGTAGCATCAGGTTTAGCAAATGTTGCCGCTATAAGAAAAGTTAAAACACCTACAATGAAAGAATCTTCTATAAGTGGTGTTGGTGGTGCTACTGCTATTGAAGCACCAGATTTTAATGTTGTAGGCGCAAGTGAGACATCACAATTAGCTACATCATTAGCAGGTGTTACTGGAAGACCAATACAAGCATTTGTGGTAAGCAAACAAATAACATCACAACAAGAACTTGATAGAAATATTACAAATAACGCAAGTATAAATTAATTATATATAAATCTAATATGAAAATTATAGAACTACTTATTGACGAAGAACAATTAATGTCTGGCATAGAAGCTATATCTATTGTAGATAGACCAGCCATTGAAGAAAACTTTATTGCTTTATCTAAGCAAGAACAAATTAAATTAGCTGAGGTAGATAATGATAAAAGAATACTTATAGGACCAGCATTAATACCAAATAAAAATATACTACGGTCAAATGGTGACGAAGAATATTATATATACTTTTCAGAAGATACAGTAAGACAAGCTTCTCAATTATTTTTGATGAGAGGTAATCAAAATAAATCTACACTAGAACACCAAGCACAATTACATGGATTATCAGTTGTTGAATCTTGGATAATAGATGATGCCAATATGGATAAATCTAAAAAGTATGGATTTGATTTACCTACAGGAACTTGGATGGTAACTATGAAAGTAAATAATGATGCTGTTTGGAATGAATATGTTAAAACAGGATTAGTTAAAGGTTTTTCTATAGAAGGTTATTTCACTGATAAGATTGATATGTCAAAAATTAATTCAGTTGATGATGAAGAAGAAGCAAAAGAAATATTATTAGAGATTGCCAATTCAATACTAGATAATAAATATATGTTAAAAACGTATGGTGATTATGGTAGTGGTGTTAGAAATAATGCAAAGAGAGGTATTGAACTTAATAAGAAGGTCAACAATAAATGTGCTACTAGCGTTGGAAAAGTAAGAGCACAACAATTAGCAAGGGGTGAAAAACTTTCTGTATCTACAATAAAAAGAATGTACTCTTATTTAAGTCGAGCAGAAACTTATTATGACCCTAGCGACAGTAAAGCATGTGGAACAATATCTTATTTATTATGGGGTGGCAAATCTGGCCTTGCTTGGTCAAGAGGTAAACTAAGAGAATTAGGTGAATTGAAATTAGCTTCAATGGTAATTGATAAGGACTTTGCTATAATAGATGATAGACTGGCTTATTCATCAAAAGAAAAGGCTGAAGAAATGGCAAAGAACATTGGCTGTAAAGGTCATCACACACATGAATTTGAAGATAAGATTTGGTATATGCCCTGTGAAAAACATATTCAAGAAGAAGAACTTGTTGATGGTAAATGTCCTAAGGGTTTTAAAAAAGTATATGGTAAATGTGTTAAGTTAGCCGAAGTTGGCCCAAAAGGCGGTATAAGAAAAAGCCCTAAAGCACCAGCTTCAGGAACACCAAATAAGAATCCAAAAGGTAAAGGAACTGCCAAAGGTGATGCTTCTGGTAAAAGAGGTGCAAAAGTATCTGCAAAAGATAGAGCTTCTTTACAGAAAAAAGCTGATGACTTTAACAAAAGATATAAAGAAAAACTAGGTTATGGTATTACAGTAGGCATGTTAGCTTCTGTATTTCAGAGAGGTCTAGGTGCTTTTAATACAAGTCATTCACCTAATGTTAAATCACCTTCACAATGGGCACACGCAAGGGTCAACGCATTTATGTATCTTGTGAGAAATGGCAGGCCACAAAATGCCAAATACACAACTGATTATGATTTGTTGCCAGCTAAACATCCTAAAAGTAAAAAATGAGAAAGTCAAAAGAAACCGTAGGTAGAAATGTACCTAAAAATAGTCGCAGAGGTTGTCTTTGTAAAGATGGCAAAACATACTCAATAAAATGCTGTGATGGTACTCTGAGAGCACAGGGTATAGGTAAAGTGTAAAATCGAACACTTTATTTACAATTTATTACATATATATAAATCTAAACTTAAGTTATGGAAAAGAATAAAGCTACATTAATATTAAAGGATATTATGGAAAAATTATCTTTGATTAAAAAAGAAGAACTTTCTCAAGAACAAGTTGAAGAACAAGTTAAAGAGGAAGCAGACATGTCTTTGAAGCTTACTGAAGAAGCAGTAAATGAAGAAGTGCATTTAGAAGAAGTAAAATCTGAAGAAGAAGTTGTTGAAGAAGTACAAGAAGAAGTACAGCTTGAAGAACAAGAATCTGAAGTGATTGCTGAAGAAGAAGATGTTGAACTTGACGAAGAAAAATACGTTACAAGAGAACAATATCAAAAGGATATGGCTTCAATTAAAAGTATGATTGAGGACATGAAATTAAGATATGAAGACGAAAAAGTGTCTATGTCTAAGGAAATAGAAAAACTGTCTGCTCAACCAGCAGCAGCACCGATTCAACATAATTCAGAAGATGAATCCGAGCCTAAATTTAAGTTTGCTCGTGATAGAAGAAAATCAACTCTTGATAGAGTTATGGAAAACTTAATAAATAATAAATAAATAAATAATAATAATTATGGCAGTATTAGAACACGTTAGTGATGATGTAATGAGAATGTTTGACGACTATGAATTAGTTTCAGCGTCAGGCTCATTAAATCTATCAGATTCTGGAAAAGTATTTAAAATTTCTGGAACAGGTTATACAATGACCTTACCTGCACCTACAGCAGGATGGAAAGCAAAATTTGTTGTATCAGCAGCATTTTCAACAGACTTCGTAGTACAATCACCAGCAGATAATAGAGATACTATTAATGGTGGAGTAATTGTAAACGGTGCAATCGTTGGAGCTGACGCAGTAGATAGAGTAACATTTGAAGATGATGCAGAAAGTATCGGTGATTATATCGAGATACATTCTGATGGCACAAGCTATTTCTTAAGTGGAAATGGTAACGCAGCTTCATCAATTTCAGTTGGAGAATTATAATAATTAAATAAATAGAATAAAAGATATGGCGACTACAACTTCGATAACAACTACTTATGCAGGTGAATTTGCTGGTGAATATATAGCAGCAGCTCTACTAAGTGGTGTGACGTTATCACAAGGCGGGGTTTCAATTAAACCCAATATTAAATTTAAAGAAGTGATTAAAAAGCTATCAATGAATGACATCCTAAAAGATGCTTCTTGCGACTTTAATCCAACTTCAAATGTAACATTAACAGAAAGAATCTTACAACCAGAAGAATTCCAAGTAAACTTACAACTATGTAAAAAGGACTTCAGACAAGATTGGGATGCGCAATCTATGGGCTTTAGCCAATACGACAACCTTCCTAAAAAATTCTCTGATTTCTTAATTGCACAGGTTGCAGCTAAAGTAGCTCAAAAGGTTGAGCAAAACATTTGGCAAGGTGCAACTGCAAATAACGGTGAGTTTAACGGATTCCAAGCATTACTAGCAGCAGACGGAGACGTTGTTGACGTTGCAGCAGTAGGTGGTGGTTTAACTTCAGGTAACATTATTGCAGAACTATCAAAAGTAGTTGATGCTATTCCATCAGCAGTTTATGGTAAAGAAGATGTTAATATTTACATACCATCAAGTGCAGCTAAATTATATGTACAAGCACAAGCGGCTTTAGGATATAGAGAGCTCTACAACGTTGGTAAAACAGAAATGAACTTTCAAGGTATTCCACTATTTACAGCACCTGGATTAGGTGATAATAAAATGGTTGCTGCTGAATCTTCTAACTTATTCTTTGGAACTGGTCTATTAAACGACTGGCAAGAAGTTAAGCTAATTGATATGGCTGATATTGACGGAAGTCAAAATGTAAGAGTTGTCCTAAGAGGAAGTGCTGGAGTACAGCATGGAATTGGTGCAGACATCGTGCTTTACGCATAATAATAGTTTAACATAAAAAGGGTAGGTTGGAATAGTCTTGCCTACCTTTTTTTATATAAAATAATAATAATATGGCATGTAATTTAACACTAGGTAGAAAAGAACCATGTAAAGATGTAGTTGGCGGTATAAAAGCTGTTTATTTTGCTGACTTCGGTACTTTTTCTACACTTGCTTATAATAACACAGATACGGATGTAATTGATACATTAGGAAGTAGCCTTACAGTTAGACAATATGATGTGAAAGGTAATTCATCTTTTGAGCAAAACATTACTGCATCAAGAGAAAATGGTACAACATTCTTTGAGCAGACATTAAATTTAACACTACATAAACTTACAAAAGAAGATAATAAAGAATTGAAACTTATGGCTTATGGGAGACCACATGTTATAGTTGAAGATTATAATAAAAATCTTTTTGTAATGGGGTTAGAAAATGGTGCTGATGTTTCTGGTGGTACAATAGTAACTGGCGCAGCTATGGGAGATTTAAGTGGTTATACACTTACTTTATCTGGTATGGAGAAAGTACCAGCTAATTTCATAGAGAAAGCAGCAGTAACTGAAACTGTTGTAACTACACTTACAAACGCAGGTATAAGTACAATAACAGCAGGTACTAATTCATAATTAGAATTTATACAATTATTAAAAGGGGTTCTATTAGTTCCCCTTTTTTTATATAAACAAATTAAATATTATTTGTTATTTATAATATGGTTATACTTACTACAGCTACTAGCGGCCAGACTTTTAAGATAATTCCTAGAAGTGCTGTTGCGTCACCAACATTTGAACTATTAGATAAATCTACTAGAGTCAGTTCAAACGTAGGTATTAGTGTAAGCAATTCAAACGGTTATATGTCTATAACAGGTTTTTTTAGTTTGAAAGAAGGTAGGTTTTATACATTTAAAGTAAAAGACGGTGCGTCAATTATATACAGAGGTGCTATTTTTTGTACAGACCAAACTAATTTTAATATATTTGATGTACATTCTGGAGATTACACTACAGAAAACTCTTACGATAATGACTTTGTAATATTATGACAAAAAAAAGAATTAACACTAGAAAAAAAAATAATGGAGAAATCCATGTTGTCAACCTTGATTCTTATACAAGACCAGAGGTTATTGAACAATACAATAAAGAATATGTTGAATATGGAGAAGATAATGATTACTTCCAATATTTAATTGATAGATATAACGGTTCACCCACAAACAATGCAGCTATAAATGGTATATCAGAAATGATATATGGAAAAGGTATTGAAGCTGTAGATAACGAAGACAAACCAAATGAATATAAAGAAATGAAAGGTTTGTTTGAAAAACATACTATGAAAAAAATATGTTATGATTATAAAATGATGGGACAAGCTGCACTTCAAATAATCTATTCTAAGGATAGAAAAAAGATTGTGCAAGTAGAACACATAGCTGTAGAGTCGTTAAGGGCAGAGAAGGCAGGAAAAGATGGTATAATCAAAGCATATTATTATGCAAAAGATTGGAAGGAAGTAACATCAGCAACTAAACTAAGAAGAATACCTGCATTTGGATTAAGTAATTCTGGATTAGAGATACTATATATAAAACCATATAAAGCAGGTTTTTATTACTATGCACCTGTAGGTTATCAAGGTGGTTTGCAATATGCAGAACTTGAAGAAGAAATAGCTAACTATCATATAAATAACATACAAAATGGATTAGCACCAAGCATGTTAATTAACTTTAATAACGGTGTTCCACCAGATGACCAAAGAGAAAGAATTGAACAAAGGATAAAAGAGAAGTTTAGTGGAAGTACAAATGCGGGTAGATTTATCTTAGCGTTTAATGATAGTAAAGAATTAGCTGCAAACATTGAGCCAGTCATATTATCTGATGCTCATGAGCAGTATAAGTTTTTATCTGATGAATCAATGAGAAAAGTTATGGTATCACACAGAATTGTATCACCAATGTTAGTTGGTATAAAAGATAATACTGGTTTAGGTAATAATGCAGAAGAATTACAAACAGCTTCTATACTAATGGATAATACAGTCATAAGACCGATGCAGGTTACAATACTTGATGAGTTAGAAAAAATATTAGAGTACAATAATATTGAATTAGATATATACTTTAAAACACTACAACCTTTAGAATTTACTGATTTAACTAATGCACTTACTGATGCAGAAATAGAAAAAGAAACAGGTATAAAAAAAGAAGGTGAATCTAAACAAGATGTTGAACAAGAAATAGAAGAATAATGGCAAAAGCACTATTTATAAGAAGAAGTGATATAGTAAAAAACACAGCGTTAAACGCTAATGTTGATACTGATAAGTTTATACAATTTATTGAACTTGCACAAGAAATTCATATACAGAACTTTTTAGGTACTGATTTATATGATAAAATTAGTAATGATATTTTAGGTACAGGTGGTGCTACATTAGCTGGCAATTATTTAACACTTGTAAATGATTTTATACAACCTATGTTAATTCACTATGCTATGGTAGAATATTTACCTTTTGCCAGTTATAGTATAGCTAATGGTGGTGTATTTAAACATCAATCTGAAAACTCACAATTAGTAAGCAAGGAAGAAGTAGATTATTTAGTTCAAAAAGAAAGGGAATATGCAGAATATTATACTCAGAGATTTATTGATTACATGAGTTTTAATCAATCTTTATTTCCAGAATATACTAGCAATTCAAATGATGATATATACCCTGATAAAGATGCTTTATTTCAAGGGTGGGTACTTTAGATAAAAAGAAGACATATAAGCCTAAAAAAGGCAACGTAAAGAAATTGATAATTTATTTAAAAAAAAAGGGAACTAAATAGTTATGGCTACACTCTCAGGAAATAAAATAAAAGATACTTATCAGTCGTTAATTAAATTAACAGACAACGGAAACTTAACTACAGGTGCAAAAAGAGTAACAGATGGATTTGGTAACAATAGCCCATTATTTTTATCTACTACACAAATAGGAATAGGCGTTACACCTACTGTACAATTTCATGCTTCAGGCGATGGTAAGTTTGGTGGCAATCTAACAGTAATAGGAAATTTAGTTGTAGAAGGTAGTACAACAACGGTAGGAACAGACACACTTACAGTAAAAGACCCTCTTATTGTTTTAGCTAATAATAACACATCAAGCGATGCTGTTGATATAGGTTTTTATGGTAAATATCGTCCTAGTAGTACAACATTATTTGCAGGCCTATTTAGAGACGCTGGTGATGATAAATTTAAACTATTTAAATCATTACAAGTTGAACCTACAACTACAGTAAACACAAGCGGTACAGGCTATACAAAAGCAGGTTTAGTAATTGGTGGTTTAGAAGCTACAACAGGAAACTTTACTGGTGATATGACTGTAAGTGGTGGAGATATTAATTTAAATACTACCGCAGGACAAGCTAGATTAACAATAGAGTCGCCTAGTGCAAATGGTAACAACGTTTATTTAGCCTTAAAAGGTCCAGATACAGAATGGAGGTTTATAACAAACAGAGGTGATTTAAATAGCGGTAATCAAGGTGACTTATTTTTAAGAGAAGAAACTCAAGGAGTCAATGTGCTTACATTTGTAACAAATACTGGTGACGCAAATTTTGTTGGTGATATAACTGTAAGTGGTGGGGATATTACATTAGGTGGTACAGGAAGAATACAAGGTATAGACACAGTATCAGCAAGTACAGATGCAGCAAGTAAAGGATATGTAGATAGTAAATTTCAAGAAACAGATACGTTATCAGAAGTATTAGCATTAGGAAATACAACAGGTGCAACAAAAATAGAAGTAGATAACACTTCAAGTGGTATTGATTTTATAGACAATGCAAAAGCAAGATTTGGTACAGGGAATGACCTTTCCATATATCACGATTCTAGTCATAGTTATATTGAGGATTCAGGCACAGGTAGATTAATTATAAAATCAGATTACTTTGAAGTTGATAATGCAGCAGGTAATGAAGCTATGCTTGAAGCGATACAAGATGGTGCTGTAAACTTATATCATAATGGTAGCAAAAAGTTTGAAACTACAAGTTCAGGTATTGCTGTAACAGGTGATATAACTTTAGATGATGATTTAAATTTTTCTACTAATGGTTTTGCAGACATATCAAATACTGGCACTGGTGCAATGCGATTTAAACCAAGCAGCCAAACACTTGCTCTAACTTTAACAGGTGCTAACGCAACTTTTGCTGGTGATGTAAGTGCAAACTCTTTGACAATAGATGATATAACTATTAATGGTAGTACAATATCAGATGCAGGTAATTTTACTATTGATGTCGGTGGCGATATATCATTAGATTCAGCTAATGGCACATTTAGATTAAAAGATGCAGGAACAGAATTTGCTAAAATTTCAGAAAACTCTAATAATCTAAGAATTTTCAGCAGTATTTCAGATGGAGATATTTTATTACAGGGTAATGATGGTGGAAGTACAATAACTGCTTTGACCCTAGATATGTCAGCAGGCGGTGCCGCAACATTTGCAGGTAATGTTGAATTGAAAAGTGATGCAGGTAATGCTACTAAGTTTTTAAGAATAC